CCACACCTGGTGGGTCGTGGCCGTCGTGCTGCTCTACGTCGTGGTGATCGCGCTCTCGGTGAAGGGGCTGCCGAGCTCAGACCCCCACCCTTGTGGCGGAGTGACCCCCACGCTTGCGTGGAAGGAACGACCCCCGCTGTGCGAAGAAGGAGAGAGGCCTTGAAGGCCGTGGAGGCAGGATGCCCTCCCACCAGCCCGGAACCACTTCCCCGGGATCGCTCGCTTACTGCGGTGCGTGGCTGGCCAGCGGCCGCCAGTGGTGAAGGGCGGGCACCCTGCAGCTCCCAGTCTGCGCCAAGTTGCGCCAAGTCTGGGAGCAAGGATCGGGCGACTCAGACCCCCTACTGAAGTGAGGGCTTGGTCTCCCTGTCCCGCTCCCTCGCCTCTTCCACAAGGCGAGGGAGACGGGGACCAGCCGGCGCACCTCCATGACACCGGCCGGTCGGGGAACTAGCGGCGCCAGATCATCCGGCGGTCGTACATCACGGCCAGCAGTCCGATCACGATGACGATGATCGAGACCACGAGGCCTAGGGCCAGGAGCTTCAGAAGGCCGAGGATCCCCACAGCAAGCAGGATCAGGCCGAGGATCAGGAACATGGGCCGAAGACTATGTGGGCCAGCCCACACTGACTATGGATTCCAGGGCGAAAGTGGCCCACTCTTCACCAATGATCACCGAATGCCTGAGGGTCTGGGGACTGAAGTGCTCGTGCCCTCTCGAGGACTCATGTGTCGTGGACCGCGTGCCGCCGCCCTCGCCCGTAGGCTTGGCCGCGCGGCCCCCGCTCGTGGGTTAGCCCTCCGCTGGCACGGTCGGGGGCCGCGCCTGGGGTCGAGTCAGTGGTGATGCCCCGGTCTCCAAAACCGACGGCTGCAGGTTCGACTCCTGCCGGCTCTGCCAGAGAAGGAACGACATGGGACTGAACGAACTCCTCCGAGGCGGCTTCAGCCGCCGCCAGGTCGCCCAGCTGCTCGACACCTTCGCTGCGAAGGACGCCGGCGGTGGTGGCGGCATCGGTGGTGTCGCGATCGGCAAGCTCGACTGGTCGAGGGTCGCCACCTTGGATGAGAACTACGGCGGGATGGGGCTCTCCAACAGCTCGATGCACTGGACGTTCACCAACGCCTACGCCAACGACGGGCGGCCGTCCCCGAGCATGGCGGTCAAGGCCACCTCACAGGGCTTCGAGCCGGTGGCCGCCGGCTGGTACACGATGCGGCTGGCGGTCGATGTGGGTTGGGTGGGCTCGTTCGTGCCCTCGTTCGTGCTGCTCCAGATGGGCGCCTGGTACGACAACCAGAAGTTCAGCATCCCGGTGTTGCCGGCCGGTTCGGTCCCTGGCCAGTTCTACCCCGGCATCACGGGTCAGTACAACCTCGGCCCGTTCTACTCCCCCGGCTACAGCTCCGCCAACGGCTACAACACCGGCTGCACGCTGAACTGGAAGGCTCCGACCGGCACGCTCGCTGTGGACGGTGGCCCCACCTCGGGAACGACTGACTCATTCCCGACCTTCGATGTCCGCATCGCTAAGGTGGGCTGATGAGCAACGCCACCAGCGACGCCGCCTCCTTCGCCGCTGACCCCGAACTGGCCAACCCGCTGATCGCGGCCGTGGTCTCCACCGCGGTGCAGATCATGGCCGAGGACCCGAACTCCGCCTTCCACAAGCAGCGGGCCGCGCTGGCGTATGAGGTGCTGACCAACCCCACCCGGGTGAGCTCGACCTGGAACTGGACCGTCTCGACCAACCCCACCGTGGTGGGCAAGTGGACCGCCGGCGACAAGGACGGTGCGATCGGCGACCTTGCCTACGTGCTGTCGACGGTCTGGAACGCGATGGCCGGCGTCACCGGCGCCACCTCCTGAGCGCACCTACGATGAGCGCGTGCTGACCCTCCCGCGCGAACCGCGCACCGACGATGAGTTGTGGTGGCTCATCAAGGCCATGTTCGGGATCGCACTGCCGCGTGAGAAGGTCTGCGCCGACCACGTCAGCCCGTTCGAGGCGGTCGCCCACGCCTTCTTCGGCCGAGAGCCGAACTACGCCGTCTGGTACGCAAGCCGCGGCTCGGGAAAGTCGCTCGCGCTCGCGGTGCTCGGGCTGACCAAGGCCTTCGTGCGCGACATCGACGTCACCATCCTGGGTGGCTCGATGACCCAGAGCCTCAACGTCCGCGAGCACATGCGCAAGCTGATGGCGCACCCGAACGCGCCCACCTACGCGATGGCCAAGGACCAGGCCACCCTGATCCAGATGAGCACCGGCAAGTCGATCAAGCCGCTGCCGGCCTCCCAGACCACCGTCCGCGGTCCGCACCCGCCGCTGCAGCTCCTCGACGAGGTCGATGAGATGGAGTGGGACATCTACAACGCCTCGCTGGGTCAGGCGATGGAGCAGACCAACGTCCACGGGAAGGTGATCGAGGAGTACATCGTCGCCTCGAGCACCTGGCAGAACCCCGAGGGCACCTTCACCCAGGTCATCGACACCGCCCGCGAGCGCGGCCTGCCGGTCTTCACCTGGTGCTGGCGCGAGCTGCTGCAGCCGCACGGCTGGATGAGCAAGCGCTTCATCGACAACAAGCGCCAGACCGTCTCGGCCCAGATGTGGCACACCGAGTACGACCTCAACGAGCCCAGCGCCGGCAGCCGTGCCTTCGACCTGGACAAGATCGAGAAGCACTTCGTGGAGTACCCGGCCACCATCCGCGAGAAGCACGAGGGCAACGGCGACCACGACGTCTACGTCTGGGAGGACCCGCAGGCCAACGGCACCTACGCGGTGGGCGCCGACTGGGCCAAGGAGCAGGACAAGACCGTCATCGCGGTGGTCCGCTACGACACCAAGCCCTACCGGCTGGTCAAGCTCACCCGGATCAACCGCCGGCCGTGGGACGTCATGATCGACCTGTTCAACAAGGACACCCAGGCCTACCAGGCCGTGGCCGAACACGACGGCACCGGCGTCGGCAACGTGGTCAACGACTTCGTCGACTTCTCCGACACCACCAACAAGTTCGTGATGGTCGGCCGCAAGCGCACCCAGATGCTGCTGGACTACATCACCGACTTCGAGCACGGCCACTACGAGCTGCCGCTGATCCCGAAGGACCTTGAGCACCCCGGCGTGGTGGTCAACCCGCTCTACCGGGCCCACCGCGCGGCCACCGTGGCCGACGTCTACGCCCCGGGGAAGTGGAACTCCCACCTGCCGGACGACCTGGCCGCCATGGCGCTCGCGCACCAGGCCATCAAGAAGTCGCCGGCGCCCACCCGCCACGACGGCACCATCCCGCGCGATGACACCCCGCGCAGCGCGGACGCCCGGTTCCACGTGAAACCAGAGGGCGGTACCGAGGTCACCGTCGGCGGGGTCACCATCGTCGACGAGCGCTACGGCCTCGAGGACAACCTGCTCTCCCTCGGCAGCTCCGGCGGCCACGACCCCTGGCAGGCGATGTCGCTGTGAGGTTCTCCGCCGCGCTGAACACGACCATCTACGACGTCCACTACGCCCAAGGCGAAGAGGTCGACGTCTCGGGCTGGACCCGCACCCAGGTGCTGCAGTTCCTGGGCAACGGCCTCATCCAGGGCATGCAGCTGCGCGCCAGCGACGTCGCCGACGTCATCGAGTTCTTCGGCGACGGCATCCAGATCGTCGTCGACCAGGGGCAGATCACCCTCACCGCGCTGCCGCAGCGCCTCGACTGGCTCACCGACGTCAACCTGGGCGCCGCACCGGCCGACGGCGAGGCGCTGGTCTGGGACGAGGCTGCCCAGACCTGGCGCTCAGGCACTCCGGTGGCCACACCGCCCGGAGGCACGCTGGCCTACGCCTTCACGCAGGCCGTGGCCAGTAACCTCTGGATCATCGACCACCCGCTGAGCTTCGTCCCACAGGTCACGGTCGTGGACAGCGGCGGCACGGTGGTCTGGGGAACCGTCGCCATCGTCTCGCCCAGCCGCATCACCGTCTCGTTCACCACCGCCTTCAGCGGCACGGCCTACCTGAGCTAAGGACCCGCGATGAAGTTCCTGAACAACCTCGACCTGACCAAGAACGAGCTGCAGAACGCCAAGCTCCAGAACCTCGCTCAGGACCCCACGCCGAACCCCGCGGCCGGGGACGCTGGCCTCGTCTGGTTCAACGCCAACAGCGACCTGGTCCGGATGTGGGACGGCGCCGCCTTCCAGACGCTGACCAACGTGCTGGAGTCGGTGGCTGGCTCGGGTGCGATCAGCGTCTCGGGTGTCTCCGGCAAGAGCCAGACCATCTCGATCGCCGCGGCCAGCGCGGGCGCCGCCGGCACGATGAGCTCGGGCGACTTCTCCAAGCTCGCGGCCGCGACCGCCTCCAACCTGGGCTCGACGCTGGTCCTGCGCGACGCCAGTGGCAACTTCGCCGCCGGCACGATCACCGCGGCCCTGACCGGTACGGCCTCCAATGCGACCCAGCTGAACAACCAGGCTGCCTCGTACTACCTCAGCCGGACCAACCACACCGGCTCCCAGCTCGCGAGCACCATCAGCGACTTCGACACCCAGGTGCGCACCAGCCGGCTGGACCAGATGGCCGCGCCCACCGCTGCGGTCTCGGTGAACAACCAGCGGATCATCAGCGTGGCCACGCCGACCTCTGGCACCGACGCGGCGAACAAGAGCTACGTCGACTCGGTCGGGGCCGGCCTGGACCCCAAGGCCTCAGTCCGCGCGGCCAGCACCGGGCCGGTCACCGTCACCTACAGCGCCACCGGTGGCACCAGCGGCCGCGGCCAGATCACCGCGGTGACGAACTCCATCGACGGCGTCACTCTCGCCGCCGGCGACCGGGTGCTGCTGAAGAACCAGGCCACCGGTGCCCAGAACGGCATCTGGGTCGTCACCACCGTGGGCACCGGCGCCAACGGCGTTTGGGATCGCGCGACCGACTTCGACGCCGACGCCGAGGTCACCTCCGGCGCCTTCACCTTCGTCGAGCAGGGCACTCAGGGCGCGAGTGGCTGGGTGCTCTCCACGGCCAACCCGATCATCATCGGCGGCTCTGGCGGCACCAGCCTGGCCTTCACCCAGTTCTCCGGCGGCGCGGCCTACCTCGCCGGCAACGGACTGACGCTGTCCGGGCAGACCTTCGCCGTCGGCGGCACCACCGGTCGCATCCTCGTCGGTGCGACCACCGTGGACATCGACCCCGGCTACGTCGGCCAGACCAGCATCACCACGCTCGGCACGATCGCCACCGGCACCTGGAACGCCACCGCCATCGCGATCGCCAAGGGTGGCACCGGTGGCACCAGCGTGGCTACCGCCAAGACCGCGCTCGGCTTCCTCACCCGCTACGCCGTCGACGTGGGCGACGGCGCCGCCACCAGCATCACCATCACCCACAACCTGGGCACTTTGGACGTCCAGGTCGCCCTCTACGAGAAGAGCGGTGGCGGTGAGGTGATGGCCAACGTCACGCACGCCACGACCAACACCCTGACCCTGTCGTTCACCACCGCACCCGCGGCCGCCGCGCTGCGCTGCGTGGTCATCGGCTGATGAAGTTCCTCAACGCCGGGACGGTCGATGGCAACTGGACCATCACCGGCACGCTCACCGCCAGCGGCGATGTGGTGGTCGGCGGCAACCTCGCGCTCGGCACGAACACCGCGAGCAACTTCGACGGGATCGTCTACAACGACTCGACGAACACCTTCATCTTCCTCGCCGACGTCGCACCGACCACGGCCACCGGCAACGCCAACCTCAACGCGGGCAGCATCACCACCTCCGGTGATGCAACCATCAACGGCGACATCACCGCGAACGGGTCGTTCGTCGCGCCTGCGATGCGCTCCAAGCAGCTCACTGCCGGGAGCGGCGAGAGCACCACCTCGTTGACGCCAGTGCCCATGGCCAGCCACCCCGGCCTGACCTTCGTGGCGCCGACCTCGGGCACAGTGAAGATCACCCTGAACCTCTTCATGCGCTCGTCGCTGGACACCAAGTACGCCGCCGGCGGCTACCAGGTGCGCGTCGGCGGCACGATCGGCTCCGGCAGCACGTTCGGCTCCTTCTTCCAGACCAACAGCACCACGCTGCAGAACTGGATCAAGGTGTCCAACTCGGGTCTGGTCACCGGCCTGGCGGCCGGGGTCACCTACAACGTGCAGATCCAGTACTACTGCAACGACGCTGCCTACGCGGCCTGGATCAGCCAGTCCACGATGCTGATCGAGCCCCAGTGGTGATCGCGTAGCCTGACCGCTCACACCACCAGCGGAGGAGCAGAAGCATGAGCGAGCAGCCCCAGCCCAACCCCCAGACGGTCATCAAGACCCTGAGTGGCGAGCTCGGCCGGGTGAACGACAACCGGCTCTGGCTGATGGCCATGCTCGAGGAGACCAAGGCCGAGGCACTGGCCGAGATCGCCAAGCGGGACCAGGAGATCGCCGAGCTCAAGGCCCACGTCGTCGAGCTCGAGGGGCCCGAGGTGCTGCCATTCGACCCCGAGCGCACTGACGTCATGCAGGCAGTTGAGCCGTCAATCCCCTGATCTAGGGAGCCCGGCACCTACCATCACGGAGTGCGAGGGGATCTGAGGGAGGGCGTCCGGCAGTTCTACAGCCCGCCGGACCGGATGGACAGCTGGGCCGTGCGCGTGCTCACCGTTGCCATCGTCTTCCAGCTGCTCTCCTCGGTCATGCTCTTCCAGAACCTCTGGGACACCCAGCACCAGCTAGAGCGTGGCCGGGCCGAGCGCAACACCCAGGTGTGTCTGCTGATCCGCGACCAGATCAAGGACGCCCGCGCCATCATGGAGGCGGGGTGCTGACGGCGCTCGTGCAGATGTTCGGGGTCAAGCTCGTGGAGCTGGCCCCGACGCACGTGATGTCCCAGAGGATGGCCGAAGCTGCCTCTGCTGCAGCCGACCCGCTCTCAAGCCTCATCCAGTACGGCGTGCTGGGTATCGTGGTGATCGGCTTCATCACTGGCTGGATCGTGCCGGGTCCGCAGGCCAAGCAGCTGATCGAGGAGAACAAGCGCCTCACGGCTCTGATCGAGAACAAGCTGCTCCCGATGAGCGAGCAGTACGCAGTTGCCCTCGACAGATCGGCAGTCGTCATGGACAAGGCCACCACGGCTCTTGAGAAGGCGATTGAGTCTCAGCGCCACCTCGTTGACCATGACCGCCAGAGTGGGCGGTGAGCCTAGTGGCGCCGTCGATCCGGCACATCCTCCGCAAGTCTCGCGAGCGCACCACCGAGCTGGAGCAACGGACTGAAGAGCGCTGGCGCCAGGTCAATGAGAGTGCGGCCCGCGCGCGCCGCGCCACCGATCAGGCAGAAAGTGCCGCTGTCCGCCTCATCCGCGACCATGATGCTCTACTGAGGGCTGGCCTGCGCTAAGCCGGTCAACAGGAAGGATCACGGAGATGCTGTTCGCCATCGCCTCCACGACGCTCATCGTTCTAGGCTTCCTTGCCTCGGGCTACTTCGTGCTCGACTGGAGCCGCCGCGCGATCAGCCAGCGCAAGACCTTCCGCTTCTCGGCCCTGACCACGTTCGACTTCATCGGCCTGCCGGCCGGGATCTTCGTGCTCTACGCCATGACGCTGCTGCGCACCCTCCATGCGGGTTCCATCCCGCCGGCCGACGCCTCCAACGCGATCAGCCGGATTCTCTCGCTCCTGATCTTCGACTCCTTCGTGATCGTGCGAGCCATCCGCTGGATTCGCATCGTTCACAGGTGCGAAGACGGCGCGCCGCTTACGCTGCAGGACGAGATCGACGCATCCTGAGCATCTCGACCAGCACGGAGGGCACTACATGGTCACGCGCACGCACATCCCGGCTCACTACACGAACTTCCACCAGGGCCGACTGGCCGCCGAGGTCATGTACATCGTCATCCACGATGGCGAGACCGACGAGGGCGCCACCGCCGCTGAGGGCATGGGCCACTGGTTCGCCACGCCCAACGTGGGTGGCTCGGCCAACGCTGGGGCGGACACCGACTCCGTCTGCACGTACGTGGACGACGACGACACTCCGTTCGGCGCCCCGGGCGTCAACGCCAAGGGCTGGCACCTCGAGCTTGCCGGCCGCGCCGGCCAGACCGTCAGCCAGTGGGCCGACGCTGCCTCCAAGGCGATCCTGGTCAACGGCGCCACCGCCGCGGCCGAGAAGGCCAAGAAGTTCGCCATCCCGCCGGTCTGGCTGACCGACGGCCAACTGCTGGCCGGCAACGTCAAGGGCTTCATCACCCACCGGCAGGCCACCCGGGTGCTCGGCCCGGTCGGCGGCCACACCGACCCCGGTCCGAACTTCCCCGACTCGACCTTCATCAACCTGGTCAAGCACTACCTCGGCCTCGACGTCCCGCAGCCGGTCGTCGCCCCACCGGTGACCAAGACCGCGAGCACCAAGATCGTGCTCAAGGTCGACGGTGCCTTCGGCAACCGCACCAAGTGCCGGTTGCAGCAGTGGGCCGGGGTCAAGACCGACGGCGTGCTCGGCCCGCAGAGCTGGAAGGCGATCCAGACCAAGGTCAACCGGGTGCTCGCGGGCTCTGACGTCCCGGTCGACGGCGACGAGGGCCCGCGGACCTGGACGGCGATCCAGCGCCTGGTTGGGGTCCCGCGCGACGGCGTGCCCGGCGCCCAGACCTACACCGCGCTGCAGACCTACCTGAACCGGCAGCCATGATCACCATGTCGATGAACGCCGAGTACCTGATCGTGAACTTCGCGGTCGGCATCTTCATCCCGCTGCTGGTGCAGGTGGTCGTTGCCAAGCTGGCCAACGCCGAGGTCAAGGCGCTGATCCTGCTCGCTCTCTCCGCAGCGGCCAGCGTCCTGACGCCTCTGTTGAGCGCGAGCACCTTCGACTGGCGCGTGATCGCCCTGTCCTTCGCCCAGCTGTATGGCACGGCGATCGTCACTCACTACGGCCTCTACAAGCCCACCGGCATCACTGGTGCCGATGGCCTGATCGCCAACGTCATCCCCGGTGGCATCGGTGCGCCGGCTGGACGCCACCGAGGATGAGGCTCCGATGACCCTGCCCTACGTCTACCGCTTCAACGCCACGCTCGTGAGCGTGCACGACGGCGACACGATCAGCGTGGTCATCGACCAGGGGCTGCGCGACTACAAGGGCAGGGTCGAGAGCCCGATCCCGATTCGGCTGGTGGGGATGGCCGCGCGCGAGCTCGCCGATCCCGGCGGCCCGGAGGCGCGCGACTACCTCATCTCGATCCTGCCGGCCGGGCTGCCGCTGGGTCTGAGCACGGTCAAGCCCGACAAGTACAACCCTCGGTTGGACGCCTTCGTGGAGACCCCCACCCTCCCCGACCTGGCGACCCACCTCATCAGAGTGGGCTGGGCAGTCCCGTGGGATGGCCGGGGCGCCCAGCCCAAACCAGCGTGGCCGCGCGTGCCGCTGGCGTAATTCGACGGTCCACGGCGGCAGGGTGAGACGATCACCACCGAGCCCTGACGTCGTACCGGAGGAGAAGCCCCGTGGCTGGCACGAGATACACCACCCCAAGCGAGCTCTCCGACGAGCAGGCGATGTCCGAGATTCGGGATGTCACCCAGGGAGCCTCGTGGTTCGACGAGCTGGGCAGTACCGGCCTCAAGCGCGCGGCCGGCTACGTCGACGAGGAGTTCCTCCCCCAGCTGCGCGGCCGCAAGGCCATCCAGGTCTACCGGGAGATGGGCGACAACGACCCGATCACCGGGGCGCTGCTGTTCTCCATCAACCAGCTGCTGCGCGGCCTGGACTGGAACGTCGTCCCGGGCGGCAAGGGTGCCGAGGACGCCAAGGCAGCCAAGCTGCTGGAGACGGCCAAGGACGACATGAGCCACTCCTGGGATGACTTCATCCAGGAGGTGTTGACCTGCCTGCAGTACGGCTGGGCCTGGCACGAGATCGTCTACAAGCGGCGCATGGGGCCATGGCAGAAGGACGGCCGGCACCGCAGCCAGTTCAACGACGGCCTCATCGGCTGGCGCAAGATGCCGATCCGCTCGCAGGAGACGCTGCAGCGCTGGCTCTTCGACGAGACCGGCGGCGTCCAGGGCATGGTCCAGCTCGCCCCGCCGGACTACAAGACCCGCACACTGCCGATCGAGCGCTCGCTGCTGTTCCGCTTCGGCCATCACAAGGGCAACCCCGAGGGGCGCTCGCTGCTGCGCAACTCCTACCGCCCCTGGTACTACAAGAAGCGCCTCGAGGAGTTCGAGAGCGTGGGCGTCGAGCGCGACCTCGCTGGCCTGCCGATGGTCTCGGTCCCCACCGAGTACCTGCGCGCCCGCCCCGGCACCGAGCAGTACAAGATGGTCGAGGCGATGAAGCGAATGGTGCGCTCCATCCGCCGCAACGAGCAAGAGGGCCTGGTCTTCCCGAACTCCTATGACCAGGAGAGCCACAACCCGATGTTCAAGTTCGAGCTGCTCAACTCTGGTGGCAGCCGGGCCTACAACACCAACGAGCTCATCCAGCGCTACGAGCAGCGCCAGCTGATGACCGTGCTGGCCGACTTCATCATGGTCGGCCACCAGGGCAGCACCGGCACCTACAACCTGCACGTGGACAAGACCGGCATCTTCCGCGACGCCCTCAACGCGGTGGCGAACTCCATCGCCGAGACGATGAACCGCCACGCCGTGCCGCGCCTCTTCGCCGCCAACGGCTGGAAGCCGGCCTCGCTGCCGAAGTTCCAGCCTGGCAACGTCGATGCCCCTGACCTCGGCCAGCTCTCCCAGTTCCTCACCGCCACCGCAGGCCTGGGCTTCAACTGGGGCCCGGACGTGGAGATGGAGAAGTACCTCCGTCACGCCGCGGGGCTGCCGGACCTGGGCGAGAGCGAGCAGGCCAGCCACCGGAAGTTCGCCCGGATGGACGAGGCCGCTCGCTTCGCCGAGGAGCAGACCCGGCTCATGGCCGCTCGCAGCCAGCTCACGATGGCCCTGGCCACCGAGGAGCAGCAGGCCGCCGGCATGCACACCCCCGAGAGTGCTCAGCAGGCCCAGCAGATGGCCCAGGGCGGCCAGCAGCAGGCACAGGGCGCCCTGCAGATGCAGACCGCGGCCGCCGGCGAGCAGCGCGCGCAGGAGACCCACGCGCGCGACATGGCCACCCCGCCGGAGAAGGCTGCGGACAAGAAGCCCGCGGCCAAGAAGCCCGTGAAGAAGCTCTTCACGGTCAACCCCTTCGAGGAGGACTGATGCTGGAGGACGTCCTGCTCGAGGAGGCCAAGTCCGTGGTGCTCGGGGTGGTGACCGCTCGCGAGCGCGGGAGCTGCGTCGATGCGAACAC